TTTAAGTAAATTGTACGCTTGCATGTGACATCCCTATTCGTAATCAGTAGTTTCTGCGTCTATCTTAAATTGATCCTTGTTGAACTCTGGTCTAACTCTATTAGTATTTGCTCTTACACCCTCCACAGTGGAAACAGTAAGACCTCCAGCGGAAATACCCAAGCTACCACCTAGTTTAGTTCCTTGATACTCTAAGGTATCTGCTAACTTAGTGTAGTGAGCTTGTAGTTGTGATGAGGCTTCTTTTAAAGCACCACTGATCTCTAAATCGACAGAACGAGAGTACTTAGCCGCTATAGCTCTACATAACCACCCACCAGCTTTATATACGTTGTTGTTAGCTTGAGCTAAAGCGAATGAAACTTCTTCATCTTGTACTTGCTTATCATTTAGATCTGTATCACCGATTAACAACCTAGTAGAGTTTAGTCTACCTAGTGCATCAGTTATATTTAGGTTTCCTTCGTCGTAGCTCCAAGCCATTAGTCGTTCTCCAACTCTCCATAATTTCTACGCCAACTGCGGAGTAAACCGCGTTGCTTCTCTAGTATCTTAGACTTCTTACACTTCTTACGAGTAAACTCTGCGTGGGAATTAGTCTTAGCTTTTACTTTAGCATTGATCGTATCTACTAGGACAGCTAGTGATGCGACATCAAGTACTTCTAGTCCGTCTCCAACCTTAGCTTTAATCTCTAGGTCAGAGTTATGATGTAGAAAGTTATTGTTGTATAAAGTCTGAACAACGTCACTAGAGAGAGATAACTCTTTCCAAGGGTAATGTTCGGATCTCTTCCAATCTCTTCCTCCACCATTAAATTCTTGTTTTATAAACACGGGTCTATCAAACTGAAAGGGTATCATATCGGGTTCTCCTTAATAAAAGAGGTGAGGACACTTAAGCCCTCACCAAATGATTTGTATAGTTTTACGCTATAGCTGTGTTAAAGAATACACCTAAGTCAGCACCAGTGACTTTCATGTCGTAAGACATTTTAACTTGGATGTGTTCTGCAACCTGTTGACGCTTAAGAGCATCGTCTGAGTATGACTCAACTGTGATACCTAAGTTGTTTACACCGTCTAAAGTGTTCCAAGCAAATGTACCGCCAGCCATAGGTGTCATCAATCCAGCTGAAGGAGCAACGTGTGCTAACATAGCTGTTTTACCACCGATGAAAGAGTTGCTTTCTGCAATACCTTCTGCTGAGTCGTTCTTGACTGCTTCCATTACATAGAAATTAGACACTTCAAAGATCTCAGCTAGTTTAGCGTCTGTGATCAATGCAGGGTTAGCTACAGTTGATCCGCCGTTTAAACGTGCTAGGATGTCTGGGTGGTTAATTAAGATGTCACGAACTTCTTTACCTACAACCATTGTGTTTGGCTTGTATCCACCAGACTTAAGTTGCATTGCACGACGTGCTTTAGTAACGTCTACGATTGGTGTAGCGTTTGTGTAGTCTGACCAGTATGTGAACTCTGAGTCTAAGTTGTTGTCGCCGTTAGCTACGCCATCATACTCTGTTCCCCAAACGTTAGTTGAGAAGAAAGTTGAAGCGAATTGCTCTTCACGGTGGATCATCAAACGTGTCGCAAGTGTTTGCGCTCCAGCAGAACGAATTTCCAAAGCGGCATCTTCGTTAGCTAGTGTTTGTTGATCGAAGTCCATACCTAGACCAAATACGTCTGCAAAGTATGAGCTTGTTGATAGTGACATACCGATACGGTTCACTTCTGTACGTGGAGCTAATTTCTTAACGTCCCCTGTACGATTCATGTTGTCACGGTCATAGATGTAATACTTGTCTGACTGCTTCTGCACACCAACGATTGGGAATACTTTATCCGCAATGAAGTTTGTATCTGCTTGTGCGTAAGCGATAGTCAAGTTAGTAAGTGGTTGATCCAGATGTACACTGGATGGTGTTAATAATGGCATAATATAATTCCTCTAATTAAGCGTGTGCGTTAGCGGCTAAGATCAACTCTATTGCGATGATTTGACCGTCAACACCTGCTTCATATGCGCGACCAACGATGATGTCTCCAGAGGTCGCATTGACAGCTTTACCAGCGGCATCTACTGCCACGTCGTCTGCTATAGTTACAGTTCCACCACATTTTACCATGACTTTACCTGAGTGAGTTATTGTGCAAGCATTTCCAGATGCGGCTCCAACGGCAATTATACCGATAGTACCTTCACCGTCTCCAGCTTTAACAGCTTTAGCGGCGGCATCCATTTTTGCAAATAAGAATTGAGAAGTGCTAAGATCTTCTCCAGCGATTAGTGTGCGGTTGTCGCGTGATTGCGTTACAGCCATAATTATTCCCCTTTATAGGATTTAGTGATAAGAGCTTTACCTTCATCGGTCTTTGCTACAGCAGAGTATGCCACAGCGTATTCGCTCTTCTTCATTGTGTTAGTGTCCATATAAGACTTTACAAGTGAGTCAAGTTTATCTGAAGCGGTAGTAAATTCACCATCAACATCTGCCTTGCCTACTTCTTCCATAGATGATCCAAATGCTTTATCAGCGGCTTTTAGTACACCCATAACTTCTTCATTAGCCTCAAATGATTTGACTAATTCTTTAGCTGTAGCTACGTCAAAGTTAGGAAGGTTTTCTTCTGCTTTTGTTGTTAGCTCTAAGTCAGCTTTAGCAAACTCAGCTTCTTCTAACGCCTTTAAGATAGGTGCTGGAATGTCAGCCTTGTTTATTTTGTCGCCCTCGTACTCAAGAAACTCTTCTGGAGCTTTCTTCTCGATAGCGTCTGATTTGATTATGTAGCCGTTCTCAATTAGAGATTTACGTAAACGCTCATTCTCTGCTTTAAGAGTTTCGACTTCAGCGTTAGCTTTGTCTACTTCAGCTTCTTTTGCTTTCTTCATGTCTTCGTCATAAGCCTTCATAGCTTCTTCTTCAGACATACCTTTGTCCATGTAAGGCTTTAGTTTACCTAACATCTCATCGGACATTTTTACTGTTGTTTCTAATTCTTCGTTCATAGTTTCCCCGTCGAAGTTGTCGCGCTTAAATAATGATACCATTGCCTCAGCATTGGCTGGACGATCTACCAAAGACAATTCGTCTAATTCAAGCATGGTTAAAAGGTTAGCCATTATAGTCTTCCTTTGTTGCTCTGCCACCAATGCTAAAGGCGGCTAGTTCACCAGATTTTACCTTAGCCCAGACATCATCGTTATATACTTTAAACGCTACTATCCAACCTTCTCGGTCACTCTGGATGCCAAGGGAATCACCAATTTCTTTAGTGATAGGCATAGAATGGATAACGGCCCCAATCTGCTCACCCTTGTGCATTTCTTTACCTACACGTACATGCTCCATAAACTTATTTACGGCACTTACTAACGTGTCAGGTTTAATTACATCGCCTTGTCTATCGACTACTGGTTCACCCTTTTCGGTTACTACAGAAGCCCAGCCATAGACCATGCGTTGTTCTTCATCGGTCTTTAATATTTGACCTGTTATATCTTTAGTCATACTTCCCACTGTGCTACCACTCCACATTCTACAAGACCAATATCTTGCTGAGGTTTTATCTTTAGCCGTACTACATGAGTGTCGGCTTCTAAAGTTAGCTCTAGCTTTAGGATCATCTCGACGAATTTCCATGTTAGGGTCACCGAAAGTAACTTTCTTAGTCTTACCACCAGAGTTTACGTAAACACCAAACTTCTTACTAGAACCCTTTGGTAGTCTAAAAGGTTTATTTAAAGGTTTATCTGCTTTGTTAATAACTTCTTCAGAAGGTAGATTGTCTATATCAAACGCTTCTTCCATCAGTCTAGATCCTCCTTAACTATAATAGTAAAGTAACCATTGTTAGGAAAAGTCTCTACTGTGTTATCAGCATATGTAACTTCTACTTCACCATAGTAAGTACCAGCAGTGTTAGTATCTGAGGATACCCAAGGATATTGCACTATACCACCAGAAGCATTTGTAACTGTCATAGGAGCATCTACTTTAAGTGCTGTTGCTCCAAACGCTTTCATGTGAAACCTAACACCATTAGCACCTGTAATGTTTATTGGGTTACTGTTTGCGTCCTCAAGAGTTACTGCCAGCTTAGGGCTAGTATCATTTGTTTTAATTCTAAAAGCCATTAGCCTATCTTAACCTTATTGTTTGAGTTAAACCTAACTGAGTTACTGTTTGCTACACCTGTCTTACTTCCTATACGCTGATTACCTATATTAACTACTCTAGCTAAAGCTGGATCGTAGTAAGGTTCACCTAAGATTGGAATACCAGTAATAACATTTTCTAGTAAGAAGTAGTGATCACCTATTATTACAGACTTACCTACTTCTGGTATTCCTGTATTTAAGTTTGGTGTAGATAGTGCTATCTGGTATACCATGACAACATTACTTACGTCTGGATTACCTGTTACTAACTCTCCA